CCGGGTCTGATAGAGGTTTTGTGAATGGTGATGAATGGCGGGATAGGATGCACATGAACCCGGCAGGACTGAAGGAATACAAGGTACTAGAAAACTACATTCCTGCAGACATGTCAGGAAGTCAGAAAAAACTAATACAGGATGATGAATAATGAAATTAAAACTTGAATGTGAAAATGCGTTATACGGTGCGAACATGCACATTATCTGCAAAGTTGACGGCGGTCTGTGTGGGTTCCAGCGGTTTAAACCGTGTAAAGGTTGGAGTGTATTAACAGACGGTTCCGCAACGTGTACGAGAAGGACGGTGAAGAAGAGTGGAAAAAAGACAGCTCCGAAGCGTACCAACAAAATTTGAAACGAGGGAAGACGGCGAAAACCCGACCATCGAGGGATATTTTGCCGTATTTAATAGCAACTACGAAATAGCCCCGGGAATGTCAGAAAGTATTGCACCGGGTGCATTTTCGAGGACACTAGCAAATGATGTCAGGGCATTAATTAACCACGACACAACTTTGGTACTTGGAAGAACGAAAGCCAACACACTTGAACTACGTGAAGACTCACACGGTCTGTGGGGAAAAATCACCATCAATCCGAACGATGGTGATGCAATGAACCTATATGAACGTGTAAAGCGTGGGGATGTTGACCAGTGTTCTTTCGGGTTCGACCTCAAAGAACAGGATACCGAAATCCGGGACGATGGGGCTGTGCATTGGACGATTAAAGACCTTGACCTTTTTGAAGTTTCCTGTTGTACATTTCCCGCATACGAACAGACTAACATTTCTGCACGTAGTAAGGAAAGGGACGAAATCAAAAAGCGTGAACTTTCCGCATGGCGTGAAAAAATGAAAGGAGTTTTAAAAGATGGCATTAAAAGCATTGATGCTTAGAAAAAAGCTGAATGACGCAAAGAAAGCACTGGAAGCACTCCGGGCAAAGGATGCGGAACTCGAAAAGCGTGAAAAAGAAATCGAAACAAGCATTGAAGAGGCTGAAGCGGAAGAGGAACGTTCGGCGGTAGAGGAAGCCGTGGAAAGTTTCGAAGCCGAAAAGAAGGCCCACGAGGACGAAAAGGCAGGTCTGGAAAGACAGATTACCGACCTCGAAAAGGATTTGCAGGAAGAGGAAAAAGAACAGAACACCGACCCGGCAGAACAGCCGCCGAAACAGGAAGAAAGGAAAGAGGAAAAGATGGAGACTAGAAGCATTGAGAATCTGGTTACTCGTGAAGATGTCAAAGCCTATCTCGGAGAGGTAAGGACGGCAATCAAAGAGAAGCGGGCGCTGACCAATGTGGGACTTACGATCCCAGAGGTCATGCTTGGACTTATCCGTGAAAACATCATCAATTATTCCAAACTGTATAAGCATGTAAACGTCCGCAGAGTCAGCGGTGAAGGTCATCAGGTAATCATGGGAACCATCCCGGAAGCGGTCTGGACAGATTGCTGTGCAAATCTGAATGAACTTTCCCTCAGTTTTGCTGACGTGGAAGTAGATTGCTGGAAGGTTGGCGGATATTTCGCCGTGTGTAACGCTACTCTTGAAGATTCCGATGTAGACCTTGCATCCGAACTCCTGACGGCAATCGGAGCCGGAATTGGTCTTGCACTTGACAAGGCTATTCTGTACGGAACCGGCACTCGTATGCCGCTTGGTATTGTTACCAGACTTGTGCAGACTGAAGCCCCGGCAGGATACCCGGCTACTGCTAGACCGTGGGCAGACCTTCATACCACGAACGTTAAGAGCATTGCCGCATCCGTAACCGGAGCCAAACTTTTCCAGGCGTTTGTTACTGATTCAGGAGCCGCAAAGGGCAAGTATTCCAGAGGCGGTAAAGTTTGGTGCATGAATGAGACCACCTATACCAAACTGGTAGCCGAAGCTATGGCGATTGATGCCGGCGGTGCTATTGTTTCCGGCGTGAACGGTGCTATGCCTGTAATCGGCGGCACAATTGAGGTGCTGGATTTCATCCCGGACAATGTCATCATTGGCGGTTACTTTGACCTGTATCTGCTGGCTGAAAGAAGCGGCCAGAAATTCGCAACCTCTGAACATGTGAGATTCCTTAACGATCAGACAGTCATGAAGGGAACCGCAAGATATGACGGTAAGCCTTCCATTGCTGAGGGATTTGTGGCAATCGGTATCGCCGGAACCACTCCGAACGCTACCATGACATTTGCGGCAGATGCAGCAAACGCATAAATGATTTTTAGCAAGGGCGGTGTAACAGCCGCCCGAATTGAAAAGAGGTGACAGCATGACGGACTTAGCTATATTGCCAATTCTCAAAATGAATTTAGGAATCGCCGGGAGTACGTGGGATAGATATTTGCAGACCTTACTTGCAGTTGCACGCAAGGAAATAACCCGGGAAGGAATCACAATCAATGATTCCGTGGATGATGATAATTTAATAGTCATGTATGCCGCCTATCTCTTTAGAAAACGTGCTGAAGATTCCGCAACAATGCCGAGGATGCTGCGGTATGCGCTCAACAACCGAGTGATTTCCGAAAAGGGGGCCGTGGATGAAAGCTGACGATTTGCTAAACGTCTACACGCTCGAAGATATAGCAGACCCCGGGAAGATGCCTGTCCAAAAACTTGTATTTCTCAAGCAGGAATTCTACGAGGAAAGGACGGTCGGAATCACAAGGTATTATGCGGCAATGGGCGCAAATAGTAGAGTGGATGCTCTTGTGAGAATTTGGGAAGACCGGAATATTACGCCGGGATATTACGTCATACTTCCAGACGGTAAACAATACAGAGTTGACTTTGTACAGCATCTAAAAGATGATGACAGTTTACCAGTTTCCGACCTTACGCTGATACGATTGGAGAATAATTATGATGTCATTGACGGACAAACTTAAAAAGTTATATGAGCCTTTTTTGGTGCTTGCTTGCCCGGTCACGCATTATAAAAGGATTTCCAAATTCCCGTATTTAGTTTGGTCGGAAGATGGCGAAGACAATTCTTTCCACGGCGATAACTCCAAACAAGAGCAGCAAATCACCGGAACCGTTAATTATTTCACAAGGGTTGATTTTGACAGCACTATTGACCAGATACAGGAAATTTTAAACGGCGAACCCGTGGGATGGACACTTGAAAGTGTACAGTATGAGGACGAAACAAACCTCATCCATTACAGTTGGCGATGGTGGGTGGTGTGAGTGGCACGTTTTAAGGTTTCTCCAAACTTGGAGAAATACAATCAAAAAATATATGCGTTAGGCTACAAATCAACAGAGTTTATCATGGAAGCCGTGAAGCTTGGAGCTAATCCGGTAGCGGATGCAGTAAGAGCAAATCTTAATGCCATTCCAACGGATGACAGCTACAAGAAAAAAGGCGAGGTGCGTGCAGGCTTGCGGAGTGTTCAAAAAGTCGGATTACAACAAAGCTTAGGTATAGCACCAATCAGAAACGACAGTGGCTTTATAAATGTAAAGGTTGGTTTTGACGGATATAACAGCATGGAAACGCTTAAATATCCGGGCGGTCAGCCTAACGCAATGATAGCACGGTCGATAGAATCCGGTACATCGATCATGCAGGCGCATCCATTTGTGGCTCCTGCTGTGAGCAAGTCCCGGAAACAGGCCGAAAAAATCATGGAACAGTCAATAGACAAATCTATAAACAGAATCATGAATTGAGGGGGGTTTAAAATATGGCAGCGGGAAAAGTTTGCACTGGGTTTTCTCTTCCTTACGTGGCTAAATACTCGAACACCGGAAACGCCGTAACATATTCAAACGGAATGAAGCTTGCAAGGGGCGTCAATGTTTCGATTGACCCGGAGTCTTCCGAAGACAATGGTTTCTATGCAGATAACGTTCTGTCTGAAAATGCCGATGCTACTTTCACGAGCGCAACTTTGACACTGACGGTTGATGGTCTGCTTGCAGCAGCCGAAGAGTTGATCATGGGCGTGGCGGCCCCGTCTGGAACCGATGGCTGGATTGCTTACGGTGATGATCAGTCCGTGCCTTATGTTGGTGTCGGATTTATCGCCCGGTATATGTCAGATGGCGTGACCACATTTACGCCTATCGTGCTTGCAAAGTGTATGTTTAATCAGATTCCGACAAACGCCGAAACGCAGGAAGAGCAGATCAATTGGCAGACGCAGGAACTGACCGCCCGTGTTATGCGTGGCGATGATGCAAAGCATAATTGGAAATATATCGGCGGTGATTTTGAGACCGAGGCGGCAGCAGAAGCGGCACTTAGAACAAAGCTTGGTATCACAGCATAAGAAAGGCTTTTATATGATTATCAACGGTAAGGACATCAAATTTTTTTACAGTCTGTGGGCAAAAACAGAAAGCGACAACTACATTTTATCGCACGAAAAAGAGGCTATTTCGAAAGCGTCTTTGCAGCTTGCTTTGACGATGAACGAAGCAGCAATCCGGGCCGGGATGGAAACTGAACGTTTAACCCCGAAGGATTTTGAAATGTTGCCCGCTAGTGATTTCGAAGCGATTAGCGCCGAAGTCATGGCACAGATTGAAAAAGACTCAAAAACTACCGTGGAAGTAAAGCCGAAGGGAAAAAAAACGGAAAAAGAATGAACCTTAATCGGGCGTGGTTTTTGTTTTACGGCGCCAAAATAGGATTATCAAGGCAGGAGGTCTTAAATTGTCCATACGGTGAAATGATGGATATGATTTCCTGCCTTTCCGTTTATAACGGCAATGCGGAAGTTGTGGAAAAGAAGAAACCGAAAACATTTGATGATGTAATGAGCATGGAATAATGAGGCAGGTGAAACGATGGCTGTTAACATAGGCCCACGCATAGGAATTGACGGCGAAGCCGAATATAGAAGACAAATAAACGAAATAACACAGGCCCAGAAAGCACTTGCCGCTGAGATGAGAGCCACTGAAAGCGCATTTGATAAGAACAGCAAAGTGCAAAAGAACAGCGGCGAAAAGGCTAAAAACCTCACAAAGCAGATTGAATTACAGAAAAAGAAAGTCGACGAATTAAAACGTGGACTTGAACAGGCGTCTGCTAAATGGGGAGAGGATTCCGCACAGGTCTCCAAATGGCGTCAGGCCGTGGCAGATGCGGAAACCACACTTAATAAATTAAACAAAGAATTAAATGAAGTAAAGCCGTCAGTGGGAGAACGACTGCAAGAAGCCGGGAAATCTATATCCGGTTTCGGTCAGAAAATCACCTCTGTAGGCGATACGATGACCAAATATGTCAGCGCTCCTATTTTGGGACTTGGTGCGGTATCGG